CCGGTTATCTCTTCAATCATACGTGCGCCTGTTTCATACAATTCTTCAGCTTCCTCATACGATTTACAAACGTATGACTGACGTAGACCTGAACTATATTGATCAGTGACAACATGCCTGCACACCATCATGATAGGATCACCCATTGTATCTCGATTTATCCTATTCATTTTGCCGCATCCTTAATCAGTTCCACCGCAACAGTCAGGTAGCTATCCCAGCGTATACGATCACAGGCTACCAATTCGTAAAGATCGTTGTTCGCCTCAACGGACCTGAGATAATCCAGACCATCGGAGAACGTATCAAACACGGCCACGTGGTAAGGGGACATATCCTCTACGCCATGGAAACAGCGCAGTTCGAACCATCTCCGCTTCTCGCTGTTCCTCGCGAGCCCTATCGTTTGTGAACCGCCGCTCAGCTTCTTCCCTGACGCTATATTGTCCATTTGGAGGCTTCCCATAAGAGTGTTGGATCACGCCTGCCCCATCGAGGAGAGCGGCGCACACGACGACATCACTATCGGCCAATTTCCGAAAGGTCGAAATGGCTTTCGCTTTTGAGGCGAGTTTGATTTTCGATCGGGTCCAGCCGCCATCACGATTTTCGTGGATGGTTACCAACTTCCAAACCATTTGCTTGACCCGCTATAAGCCGACAGGTAGATTGTATCACCCTCACGAAAAGGGCTCAACAGAAAAGGGACTTTCAAATGGCTACCGTGAAATCCGATCCCGTCAGCATTTCCAAGCTGTCGATCAAGACTATGGGCTGCAAGCCCGGTTCCGCCAAGGTGGAAGACAAGGTCATGCCCATGTGCCGCGTCATGGGCGTCGCTAGGGGCATAAAGGTTGCGCCTGGGCAAGACGGTGATGCAACCTACGGCCTGACCGGCACATTCTCTGGTATCAATCTCGTCACCCTTCAAGAATACATCTCGTCTGTTTGCTACCTGCCAGGCGGCATTCACGAAACGGTTCTTCAGCCTTTGGACGAGTTGCTAGGTGGTGTCCCAGCGCGTGGCGATCAACCCGCCATCCCTGCCGATCCTACGGGCGAGCTATCATTCGCCTACGATATTTTCGCGGCCCCGGATACCAATAAGGCCGGCTACCACTACGAGGCGCGGGACTTGGTTGCGACTAGTCGCGCCGACCCGTTCGCCGCGTTGAAAACGGCCTTGGCTGAAAAGCCTTTGCCGTCTCTCCCCGCGAAATAGCCGTCAAGCACGGCGCAGGCTTATGGCCTATATACCTAAGTCTGTTGCGCCCCTGCCGTCCAAGCGGCGGGGGCGTTCTTTTTATGCCCTAAGCAAACAGGATCAGAAGGGGAAAGGGCAGAGAGCGCGCAAGCTCAAAGCGTCGAAGCCTACGGCTGACATAGCCGCAATGAGTGACGAAGCCCTGACCGAGTATTCGCAACAGCTACTCGGTAGGAAGGTCAAGGCTCAACGCGCTAAGCTGTTTTCGAAGGCTAGCCCAATTACTGACGCCGATATAGGAGACCTTGCGGCCATGATAGGCACAACCCGCCGCTCTGACGTGCTGACCTTCATAGAGTTTTGCAACCACGTTCCCATAGGAACCGGTAGCCTCACACAATACGGCAAACCTAGGGCCGCTATAGGTAAGGCTAATTGGCTGACGAAGATACATTGGATACGCGCCTATCGTGCCAGTATTGATGGCTACAACGATATAATGGATTGTGCTGACGAGGTAGCAGCAACAGCCGGAATAGAGTGCGAGAACGAAAAAACTGTCCTGAGTATACTCTTCTCCGATCTTCCCGCTCTACCCAAATAGACATTACGGAAATGTCAACCAAGCTAACAATCCTGTGCGGGCTATGTTGTTCTTTGTGCTGAGCGCCCATATCACCACCACCAGCACAATAACAAGCCCTAGCGTTACCAGCTTACGCGAGGGTGACAGCCAATTGTTGAAGGTGGCGAATGTCATTTCACAAAGGCCCCAAGTAAATTATGTACGGTCTTAGCCGCCTCACCGGAGAGAAGACCAGAAGCGATAAAAGCGCCGAGCAATACACCGCCCCATATATTGAGACGAGATATGACCTTATTAGATAGGTCCTCAATCCGCTTGGTGCGACTGACAAGACCAAGTTCAGGCTCCTCTGGAGTACCATGCAACGTGACTTTGATATTCTTGACACTATCAGCTAGGGACTGAATGCCAGGGGCCAGGGTGTGGGGGATTTCTTCAAATCCACTTGACGGGCTTGACACTGATACCCGCTTTCTTTGCACGTTTAAGGCCATTGGTGATTTCCTGACGCTTTACAAAAACGTGGGCCTGTAACGAGCGATCCTTGGGGTCATATTTCTTGCCCCTATTCTTCTGTATACTAGTCTTCTTCGGCAAGCGACTTCTCCCCGGCTTTAATGAGGAGACGTACGGCCCTGATTAGCTCAATGAGCAAACCATGAACCAATACCTTTGTATCAGCATCCATTTTAGTCTCCTTTGCTGGTAAACCCCTGCGCCATGTAGACGCAGGGGCAAAGCAACAAAGGCGTCTGTGACGCCTAGGGCTTCGTAGGGTCAACCGCAATGGGCTGAACAACGCCCGGACCAGACACGATAGCCGGTCTGAGAACTGCGCCCTCTATAAGCTGGACAATCTCAGGCTCAGCACCTTCAATCACGCCCTCGATAGCCTTCGCGCCAGGGAACGTCCAAGCATCCATGACCTTGTTTAGTTCGCCCTGACCGAAGTTGAGAGCCGCCGTAAGCGCGTCGGCCTCGACCTGCTCAAGGATAGGCATATTGGTATCGGCAACGCTCGCCTCCGTGACGTTCGCAGTCTCAACCACCGTCGCGGTAGCTTGCGCGGCAGCGGCCTGCTTGGCTTGAACCTGCGTAGCAACACCGCTTGTTTTCTCGGCAAGGGCCAGGGCGTTATCGCCCAAGCTGACCAGCGCGGATTGAGCGGCGGCAGGCAAAGGCAGGACGGAAAGAGCGCCCTTAAGAATGTTGCCGATCGTGACGAGGGCCGTAGCATTGTGCCCAAGGATAGACGCGACTTCGTTGGTATAGGCGGGGGCAGTCGTATTAGTAGTCATAATATTTGTCTCCTGAGGTTTCACCTGCACAGTTGCAGGGGTGATACTCCCGTCACCGGGAATGGGTTTAATGCTGATATCCGTCAGACCTAATGCAGTCTTGATACCGGCCGGTCCGGCGTAGCTTCGTAATAGGAGCGGTACAGTGGCGCATATAGCTCCCACCTTGGCAGCATACTTTGGGTCAGTAGCATAACCGCTAGCTGAAAGTGCTGCCAATTGGGCGTTAAGTGTCCCGGCCTTACGCAAGGCCGCATACCTACGGTTATTGAGTAGAAATTGCTCGTACCCCAAGAATGAGGCATCCATTGATGCGAAGCCTGCGAAGTGTGCTTGTACGTGTTCCGCAACCCCATTGATGTACTCGATTGTGTCCTGTACCCCGCCAGCACCCTTAATGCCAAAGTAATTGTTTTGTGGCGCGTGCTTCCCATACCCTGTTTCAAGGGCTGACTGAGCAAAGACAATATCGGAGAGAACCCCTGTGTCATGTTGAGCCTTTTCGCACAGTGACCAAACTGAGTTGAAGTACTTTTGAGCCTGAGAAATCATGCTGCTAACGCCGCCGCTGTTACAATTTTGGGACCACCCGCAAGAAAGAATACGCCTGCGATTATAAGAACAATCGCAACAATGCCAATAGCCGTGCGTTCAATAGCAGATGGAAGAGTATTAGCCTCCCATGCCTTGAAACCGTTGACTATTCCAGTGACCTGATTGGAGATAGCCGTAAAGGGAGCGGCCAATGTAGCAGCCGCCTGCGATGTTGCGGCGCTCGCTTGATTGACCAGACCTTGAGGAGCCATAGGGATAGCAGCCCCTCCATTGATGGTTGCACCTAGCGATGCGCCAAGCGCCCCACCAATACCAGCGCCAGAACCATTGATAAGGTTTGACGTGCCAGTTTCCAGATTATCCCAACCTGTAACCAAAGGGTTGCTATTCACAGGACTGCTATTGCCTCCCACTGTAGAAGCGCCGGCTCCAAAATTAAAGGCTGATGATGTACCTTCGGCTTTGGAGATGCCTGCCGCAATAGCACTGGCTTCGGATGATGTAATTACGGCATTAGGTGCAATGCCTGTGGCCTGTGATACAGTATTGAGATAGTTCTGTACATGAGGATTGGCGGCATTATTAGTTGACGTGCCAAGAAACCCATAGACGAACTGACTAAGCGTCGTCCATCCCGAAGCAATATGCCGGGTGACGTAATCCACAAGTGCGTTCTCGCCAGCATCAGCCGTAGGGAACTGAGCATAGGTCAAGCCATTGCCCTGTCCTGTACCGCTCTGGCCAGGATAGAGCAGCTGACCCGGCTTTAAGACGGTCAGGTCACCCGGATTGTTGAGGGTGATACCAATGGGCATCAGGCGTGCGGCAAGAAAGAAATAGCCGTTGCATAGATTGCTTCGGACAGGTTGATGCCAACAGGCGTCCCGTTGTTCAGGAACACTCCCGTATTGTAGTCCATAGAGTTGATATAGTTATTGATGTTCGCCTGAGCAGTAGCGTTATCCGCCGCTATCTGCGCGTTGAACGAACTATAGTCGAAGGGTAGGCTAGGCCCTTGGTCATCGCATCCACAGGCGCAATTGCCATAGGCGTACAGCCCCGTCCCTACATTAGGAGGACCGCCTAAAGTTATAGTCTGCGGTCCTACATTGACACTCTCGCCAGGTAGAGAGATGTCACCAAGATTGTATATCACAGGAGCCGCGCCAGTTATGCCAGGAGCAGCCGCCTCTGTATTCTCGATGATATTCTGACCCCTGTTGAGGAGCCAAAGGATAATCAGGACGGCCACGCCGAAAAGAAACCACGCAACCGTCTTGTGCTGCTGTTTCTCAGTCACCTAGAAAAGCCCCCCAAGAAATCCAAGAATGCCATTGGTCGTTTGGACCTGACCATTGATCTTGGCTATCCCCAATTGGGTCTGATTGTTGGACTGCGCAATCTGCACTTGCGCATTGGTGACGTTCTGCTCCACCTGCCCTTGGACGTTGCTGATATATTCCTGAGTAGCTCCAGTAATACCAGCAATGTTGACCTGAGCGGCAACCTGAGCGAGGTTCACTTCGGTCTGATTGTTGGAAATAGTGTTCTCCAACACCGTCTGTGCTTGAAGCGCCGCCGTATTCTCAGCGTTGATGGAGTTCTGTTGCGCCAATACGGTCGCGTTATTGTTGCTGTTGATGTCAACCTGGGCCTGAGTAGTCAACTGCGTTGCCGCAAGCTGATCATTCAAGCTTTGTGTAGCCTGAGCAGTTTGTGCCGTCAGTTGATCCTCGCCAAGCTGAAAGCTCAGTTGATCAGTAACGGCCTGTTGACTGCCCTGTAGAGTGAGGGCAGCAAGATTATAGTTCGCCGTTTGCTGTCCTTCAGCCAGGGCCAGCGATCCGGCATTAGCCTGAGCCGTCAGCTGATCTTGGTTAGATTGCTCCTGAGCCGCAGCGGCAACAGCTGTTGGGTCGGCGGCGCTAGACGTTTGAGTAATCGTTCCGCCGCCCCCGCCCAGCGATGTCAGAGCGTAAATGCCAAGACCAGCCGCCAAGACTATAATCACAGTCTCGCCAGGATGCTTCTTGACAATGGCAGGTACTTCCAAATGGAAGGCCATATTTAGTTCCCCGGTGCGGCTGAGTTGACAGTAATAAGCGCCTGCACGCCAAAGGTGCCGGCGTATTGTGTGCCTGAGCCAATGTCGCTATGCACAGGCAAGGCAACATTCGTCCAGACTTGTGGCGCGAAGGTTCCTAGCTGACGCTGCACGGGCAGCCCCGCACCAAGCATCGGCTGGACCCCAAAGGTTTGAGGCCCAAAGACATATTCACTAGTCTCAGTATTCCCGATAAGCGGACGCCGCTTAAACGAGAATAGTCTTTTGTTGGTCCCCACATGAGACCAAGCCGGATTATTAACACCCATAAGGCTCTCCTCTGGTCAAATGGTTGTAGGCCTGTGGCCTACACTTGGGGCATGAAGCCGGACAGGGAACCCAAGGAAAGGCCATTGGTCGAGCCGACGTTGGGGCTGACGCCATTACCTGTGATAGGCGAGACGGCGGCTGCGATGTCATTGGCGAATGCTTGACCGCCCGCCGTAAGCACGCCGGCAGTATTCGACTTGCTGGAAAAGATAACGGCCAGGATGGCAATGCCAACGATGGCGGTAGCGATGGTAACGACAGCGTTCATAGAAATAGCTCCTGTTAAATGAGGCCCTGTAAACCAATGGGGGTTATTCCCGCCGACAATGACGGGGCAGAACTTGTTGACGGGCTAAACATATTCAACGCTGCATCCAGGGCACTATCCTGTGCGACGTTTGTTTGGCTCGTATTCGCCTTCTGTGTGCTTGCTAGCGCAGCTTGGAACTGCGCGAACAGGCCGTTGCCGCCGGATGCTTGCTTATTGTTGCTGATAAAGATGACCAGCAAGATCAGGGTAAGCATTGCTACGGACAGTCCTTTGAAACCTGGAATATAGCCAAGTGCTCCAACAGCACCGATCGCTACAATCCAGATAAAGAAATTGTTGGTCCCTGTAAGATCGCCCTTGAGCAAAGTAACCAATCCGGGATTGCCATTCTGATCACTCACGCGCCCTGTAATCGCTGCTATCAGGAAAACGGCTCCGATGGCGATAAAGGCTAGAGGCATAGGCTAAGGTCCAAAGGCCAAGGGTGAAATGACATTCGTCGCTGTAAGACCAACAGCGCCGGTCATGTTCGAACCCGCAACGTTGTTTACGCCGGGACTGATGCCCAGCACATACAGATAAGCGGGCAACTGGCCTTTCGTGGTGATGTACACCAGAAAGGCCAGCATAAGAAACCCCGCAATAATCGTAGATTGCGAAACCATGAGGCGGGGCCTCAACCCTATAGGCTGTTTAGGCCGGGGATTTGGGAGACAATACCACTCCCCCATTTCGCGCCGACGACGAAGAAAACGAAGAACAGAAACAGGGTCAGCAAGGAATAGCCAAAGACTTTCATAGTGTATCCTTTCAGCCCTTATCGGGCAACATATGGTCAAGGACGCGCGTCCACGCAAAGGTAACGGTCGCGACAAGCAAGACCGTCATTATCACCATGAAAAAATCCATGGGAGTAGTGAAGGGCGTAGCGATCCACTGCGCCAGCCGAGTTGTCAGACCCGGCGTATTGGTATTGTTCGGCATGGCCGGTATCTCCCAAGGGGCCAGCTGTATTGCTGGCCCCAAATACAGTCATCCTAAGCGCAGCGGGGCGCTCCCCGCTAGCCCGCCGACTGCGATTGACCGGCGCTGGCCGTGATCTGTTGGGCGAAATATTCCGTCCCGACAAACATTTGCGCGCCCGCCGTCGCGGTAGAGAAGTTGAAATTGAGGTTCATGTTGCCGAACTGATTGGTGGCAATCGGGTTCTGGCGGCTGTCGAAGTAGTACATGCCCGAAGGCGGGTCAGCCATGAACGTAGTGCGCGCGTACAGGGCCGCGACTTCCGGTGTGTACTTGAAAATCTGCGTGTTGTTGGCGCTGACGAGCGAGATATAGTTCACGTCAGTGCCGGGGTTCAACACGCCCGCGTTGTCGTACATGACCGTAGTGGACAGATACGAGCGGAAGTTCGAGTAACCAAACGGGAAGTCACTATTCGCCGTCATGCCGCTGATGGTGGTCTGGAGCAGGCAGTATTGTTGCTGCATGTCCAGATACGGCAGTACGACGGCATTTCCCCCGCCCTGCGTCGGAGCGGTAGGCAACTGATCATAGTAAATCTGGTATACGGAAATGGTGACGTTGCCGTTCCAGTTTCCCGCATTGCCGGTGTACATGATTTGCGAAGGATCGCCCGCAGTGCTGACCGGGGCGGGATTGATGGTCAGCTGCAAGTTCATCGTCGCATTGGTGGTGCCGGCATAGATCGCACCGCGCAAATCCGTGGCGCTGTACGCGATCGGGAGATAATAGAACTCCCGAATATTGGCGTTGGCCCCCGCCGCAATGGTCAGAGGAGCCTTGCGGACATTCCAGTTCGGCGTGACCAGATTGGTATTCGCGAAGCTGGTATTGAAAGCGGTCCAGTCAGCCGGAACGTTCGGCTGGAAAGCGGCACCCCAAACAAAACCCTGCTTGGCGCTGTTGATCGTGGAAAGGTGCCATCCAGAAGTATTGTGCCGAATATAGTTCGACAGGTCAGAAAAGGTGACGTTGGACAACGCCGTGCCGACGCCTTGTTCCGTACGCGTGATCGCCGTGGTCGAGCCGGTATTGGCGATATTGCCGTTGACTTCAATCAGAAAGCCCTGAATGAGGCCCACGTTTTGCGGGACGATGTTGATCACGTTCTGATTGGCCGGATTGTAGCCAATGTTCGAAATCAGCTGAGTGCGCTTGACAGCCAGTTGAAGAATAGCGTTGCGAGCCGCAATGTTATTGTTCACTTGCTGTTGATATTTTTGGGCCGCACTCATGGCCGGGGCGGTTTGAGACATTGAATGGTGTCCTTACAAATTTGTTGGGTTGAAAGAAGAACCGACCGTAGCGTGAAGCACAAGGTCAGCAAGAAAGCCCCAAATGATAATCATGAGGAGCAGAACAACCCACGTAAGAGGGTTGAATAGAAGCTCTGTATTTATGAGCCTCATTTTAGTAACTGCCGGGGGCGGCTTGGCCCAAATTTCCCCACTGCCCCATGGACCAGTGGAAGGTCTGAGCGAGCCCGTAAAGCAGGGCCATCAGAACAACCACCATAATGCCCACGGTGATAAAATTGGGGAAGTTGAATGACAGCATATTCTCATTCATCTTCAATATCCTTGTCAGAAAAAAGAACGCGGCTTGGGAAAATGACTGTTGAAACCGTTGATAATCGTTTCAGGGCTAGGAACCGGCTTCACAATTGCCCCCGCATCAGAGTTAACATCGTACCAGACGAAATGATGCTTCGCTAGCTTTTTCGAAACTGGTACGGATACAAACTCCTGTACTGTCTTGATGTCTCTATTGTCGACCAAGTGAAACAGTGCGAAATAACGAGCCTCACTAAATGCAAAGCGGTCCATGAATACAGGGCGCTGAGACAGATAAGTCATAGGAATGTGCTTAGCGCGCCCCTGAGTGAGTAGAAGACGAAAGGCGCGGTTCTTATTGCCCAACATGTACCCTTCATCAAAATACAGGGCGTGGTCTTCATTGTCCCACACACCTTGAAGGTACTTCTGTACTGCCGCATCGTCATCCTCTGGACGCGGACGAACCATGTAGAGGCCCCCATGTTTAGGGGGTTTATCCTTAATTGAAAGCTCCCTCGCCGGGAGTTCATTCAGCAACTCGTCATTCTTGGTGTTGAATATAGTAATAGGCATTCCCCGCCATGGACCTCTAGCCTGTTCCCCCATGAACCACGCGCCCATGACCGTCTTACCGGAACCGTTACGACCTAATATTGACGTGTGGCAGTCTCGGCCAGGGCGCGTGAAATCAGGCATGATCAAGCATCGTGTTTCTGTATTTGCGAGAAGTCAAAATCAGGTTGCTCCCCGTCAAGAGGGTTTGGATTTTCGCTTGCCTGAGCGACAGTAGATGCAGCTGCAACAACAGGAGAAGGTGCGGGTGGTTGTTTGGCAGGCGTAACATTCTTGGCCTTATCTGCCGACATGCGCGCCCTGATTTGCTGTATACGCCCTATCATATACATGCCGTATAGCCCTAGAAGCTGCATCTCGGCGGCTGACTTGTTGTTAGCCAGCTTGGATACAATAGGATAGTAGGGGGCGACGTTGACGATGGCTTGAGCAATCATCTTCTTCTCTATCTCCTCCATTGCAAGCTCTGGAGCTTTCAGGAGAAGACCAAGCATTTCGTGTACGCCGCCTAGAGCAAAAGCTATGCCCTCTATAGCCACCTTACCACTTTTTGGCGCTTCGCTGAAGGTGTCGCTGGCGCTTTCCCGCTTGCGTCTCCGCTTTCGGAAGCTTCCGTCTTTATTGCGGATGCGGTTTCCGTGACGGTCTCTGGCGAACCCGTCAGAGCTATCGTCGTTTCCGGCGTCTGTACTTCCAGCGTCACTTGATCCGCTGTCATCTCCGTCGTCTGGGCTTCCAAGGATTGCTCCAGCAATGACTGGTCCGCTGTCTCTTGTGCTTGTATCGCCGTCGTCTCCGCTGTTATTGCCGTAGAAAGCGTCAATTGCTGCGCTTCCTGTAGTTCCCGCACTCTGTTCGTCAGCCATTCGATATTGTCCGTATTTTCGAGGGTTTGTGTTTCGACTTCCGCGACCGTTATTGCGGCGTCAAGGTTGGCCTTGGCGGCTTGTGTTTCCGCCAAAGCAACGGCCGCGCTAGCGGCTGCCACAACAACGTCAGCTGTTGCCGCTTCCGTTTCCGATGACGCGTTGTCCGTCACCACTACTGTTTCCGTCATTGCCCTTATCTCCTAAGAGTTCGAGGATACGCTTGTTCTGAGCCTCGATCCTCGCAAGGCTGTTATTAGCCTCGCGACCTAGATTGACAAAGGTGTTGATCATCTCTGTCATTTGTTCAGGCTTGATGTTCAACGCCTTAAGCATTGAATTCATCGCCATAGTAACGAGAGGGTTATCTTGCATAGTATTGACCTTTACTAAGAAGGTGGACCCTGATAGCCCCACACTTCAATTGCCATGAACCCCGCCGTAAGGGCATTGCTCAGTTCTACCGTGACTTGTGCGCCAAGGTTGACCCCTTCCAACGGCTCAGGGAAGGATAAGGTAAGAACGTCAAGCATTCCTGTGGTGACGCCGGCTACCGTGGGAGCGAAGTAAGCCGGTTGCGCAAAGAAGACGCCAGAGCCGCCGCCACTCTCAAACATGAACACATTACAGAGCGCAGTCGCACTCGTAAAATTCGGAGAGAGTTTGAAAGAGACGGCAGTAATATACCAGACGTTACTAGCCGTAGCGTGCGTACTGCTACTCGCGCCAGTGCTGGTCAGTGTGTCCTTAATAATGAGACCAGCTGGCGTTACTCCACCACCACCACCACCACCACCTGTAAGCACATTGACGTTGAGTGCGTTACCAGCGCCGCCAATGTTCTGTATAAGAGCCTCAAGGGCGGGATCAGTGACGGTCACCACGCCGCCGCTAGAGGCCGGGATAAGACCAAATGGCAACGGGACGTTGGTCATGATGATCTTGGCCGCAACAGTGTTCGCACTCTGCGCGGTAAAGACCGGGGGTGTAGGTAGCATAAAGGGACTATACATCTGCGCACCAGCAGGAACAGTAATAGTCTGTCCTAAGATACCGCCCCTAAGAAACACAGGTTCAGAGCCGGCGCTGTTATCACAGTAGAAGCCCTGTATAAAGGAAATCTGACCTGACGATTGTAGGTTAGACAAATCCACATCGATCACACTCCCTAGATTTGGGAAGTCTAAAAGAATGTTGACCCCCTTAGGCCCCTCTTTAGGGACCAGAGCGTTATTGATGGCGAAGGGTAGAGCAAGGGCGGGGTTCGACATGAGATGTTTCCTTCAAGGTTAATAGGGTATCACTTCGCATGTATTGTAGCAAGGAAGCGGAATAGGAGGTGGCGGATAGGGTAGGGGGGCGGGGAATTGGAACTTCTTGGGACTAAATGAATAGAATAGCTTGTGTGCATTTGGTGCATCACCGGGATTAAACCATATAATCCCTTGGCTATCGATTTGAACCTGAAAGCCGAAAGAGCTTGAGTTAGTTCTTACAGCATTCACCGATGCCTGATCTTGAGGCTGCCACCTTAGAATGTTGTATGTTGTCCACGTCGGGTCAATAACAATAGTCTCGTATTCCAGACCTGTGGGACCGGCACCATTTGTCTTTATGGTCATGATATAGACCAGACCATTGCTAAATAGATTTGCACCAGTGCTTTGCAGGGCCGCGTTAATGACGGCATTGTCTAGCGACAGATTGGTATAGAATTGTCCCACGCCATATTTGCCGCTGGTCAAGCATAGATGCCACGTGGGGACGCCACTGCTAGGAGGCCATAAAATTGACGTATCAATTGTGCCGTCAGGAGCAAGCGAGGGATTTTTAAACAGACGCGCAGTCACCATGTTAAAGCCAATGGCTGTACTAGAGATGCCCGCAGTATTAATAGCGATCTGTTGTGTTAGAGGCCCGCCACCATTGGGACCAAAGACATTAATCGTCAGCACAAATCCGGCACTAGCCGTGAAATAGCCGATCGTCGGTAGGGTGTTCCAGCAAAAGGGGAATACTCCCTTGCCTACAAGCTGACCCCCGGTGAGTGTAGGCATAGAGCTAACATTGGGCTCATAAACCGCTGGCGTCGATGGCTGGACCTTGTACCAAATATCAGGCTGACCATGGGGGTCACCATTGGTCTGTATCATGTACATAATCCCGTCAATTCTAGACGGGCCACTATTAGTGGGGATGAATGAGCCTGCGGGATTTTTGCTCAGTTCGGAAAAGCCGCCCACTGATGCAACGTATGACGTGAAGTTATCGATGTTCTTTGGATAGGCTAGGTTAGCCTGCCCATTCAATACTAGGTCCATGCTGTAGAAATTGAAGCTCTGAGAGTTGCCTACGCCTGTCAGTCCCGATGTATCTAGCGAGCTATCAAATAGTGGAACGTCTATAATTCCCACTAGAGACGCTATACCGCTCGATACAGGCATATCGGGTTTCCTTTTGACTTCGAACCGGATAAAGCTTAGCATAGCTTCGGTCGAGTAGGGGATTTATTTACCATGATGAAAACAGGATGGGGGCGGAAACACCCTCAGAATTTCCGCCCCCATTTTTCGGGAACGTGTCAAATTGATACGCTCAAAACCGACCCCGGAAAATCGACCGCTGGTCAGACGGCCCACCTTCTGAGCCCGGCCATCGAGGGGCTCACTCCACAATGACCAAGCCCCGTAAGTCTAGCAGACGGTTAACCAAGGCACAACTGCGCAAGAAATATGCGCCTATACGAGCACAGGCTCGCAAATTGCAGCGTATGGGTCTCATATCATCTAAGGCCGATACTACACGTGCCAAGCCTAGTCTAGCAGTGCGTAAGAAGACGGCAGAACTGAGTGGCATATTCAATCAGACGCAAGAGGTCGTTGCAGTAGGTCCAAAGACTGCGGCAAAGTATCGCTCTGCCGGAAAGATTGTGATCGGCAATCGCGTCATTATCGATAAGCAGCCATCAGAGAAAGTGTTCAGGAACAGACAAGGCGAGATTGAGATAGTAGATACATTCATAGGCGGGGGAGTGGGGGCATTCTATTCACAGATAATTCTCCCTGTGAATGTGAGGAACTTCAAGGACTTCTATGATTGGATAGTCGCACACCCTGATGAACTAGACGCTATGGCGGGTCCAGGGGGTGCATTTGGCTTTAGCTTCTACGGCAATAACAGCTTAGAGACTGGCAATGCTGATTGGCTGATAGACTATCTCAAGCACTATAAACCTCTATTCGCTCAGGATGGACAAGCAGCGGAAAGTGTTAAGGCTTTCCGCCACCTAAATTTGTATAGGCTCCCTTCTGATACGCGCATGGCTTTCAACCAGCATGGCAATGCAAAAACTGGATATGGCAAAGCAAATGCTACAGGGCGTAGTAGTTACACGCCTCATAGCTCTAGAACTAAGAAGGCATACTATAAAGAGAGGGCTAAAGACCCTGCGTTTAGAGAGAGGCGCGCAGCATATGCTCGAAAATATCGCGCCACAAAGAAGGGTTACAAATTATAATGTCATACACTCCTAGGTCGATCACCTATGAGCCTATCCTTGCGTTTGAATATAAGTTCCGTGAAGTCAAACGACGTGTCTGTACCTTCGATACCGAAACAGACCCCTTCGGCGAGGATGTAGTGGTCCAGCCCTTTACCTGCGGCTTCTATGATGGCGAGACATATGTAGACTTTTGGGGCGATGATTGTATAGATCAGTTCTCCCATTACCTATGTCAACGCGCCCTAGAAAATCCAGACGAGGAATTGCTGATCCTCTGTCACAATTGGGGCGGCTTTGATATTAACTTCTGCTATAGATATATGGATAAGGGCCACCAGCCTCTAATAGTAGGCAGGCGTATAGCCTCATGTAGAGCATTCGGACATGAGTTTAGGGATAGCTATAAGATCATAGCATCACCTTTGCGGGCCTATCAAAAGGATGAATTTGATTACAACAAAAACCTACGTCATTGTAGGGAGCAGTTTAAAGACGAAATACTTCTGTATCAACGTCATGACTGCGAGTATCTCTATGAGCTAGTCTCTGAATATTACAAAATGTTCGGCGATAAAATCACAATCGGCTCAACAGCTATTGCTCAGTTACAATCATTCCACGGCTTTCAGCGGCTCAACCAAAAGTCTGATGCCAAGATACGCCCATACTTCTTTGGTGGTCGCACCCAATGCTTTGAGCTTGGCGTGCTAGAAGACAATTGGCAGGTCAGAGACGTTCGTAGCATGTACCCCGATCGTATGTGCAATGTCAGACATCCTATAAGCAACATTATACACGCCTCCACAACTATAGGAGAGAACACAGCGTTCGCTCATATAGTCGCTACAAATCGTGGCGCGTTGCCTGTGCGGGGTACATTAGGCGAACTGTCCTTTCTACAAGAAGAGGGGGAGTTCTTCGCAACCATCCACGAAATAAATATGGGGCTAGAGCTTGGTCTTATTGAGATACACAAGGTCATATGCGCTCTGGACTTTAACCAATGGACGACTTTTGATAAGTTCGTCATGCACTTCTTTAAACTTCGTATGCAGGCTATCGCAGCTGGCGATAAGCTGCGCAGTCTGTATTACAAGCTCCTGCTCAACAATGCCTATGGCAAGTTCGCTCAGAACCCCTCAAATTATGAGGACTACTATTTCAATGATGGATCAATGCCGGAGGACGGCCTCTATATAGAAGGGATAAACGATAATGGATGGCAACCAAGATACCAATGCAACGGCCACTGTATATGGGCTCGCAAATCCAGGCATGGGCACAGTGGTTACTTCAACGTCGCGACTGGCGCTAGCATCACTGGCGCGGCACGTGCTAAGCTACTATACGGCCTATCTCGCGCTACACGTCCCATCTATTGTGATACGGATAGCATTGTCTGTCGTAGTCTTGATGTTCCTTGTGATACTAAGTCTATCGGAGACTGGGAAACTGAGGCAACGGGAGAGGTTATGGCTATCGCAGGGAAAAAGATGTATGCCCTATTTGATGCTGATGGGCGAACAGTCAAGCAGGCTTCAAAGGGCGTTGGCCTTACTGCCGCTGAAATCAAGCGGGTGGCGCAAGGTGAAACCATCACCTATAAGTCTCCCGTTCCCTCATTCCACCTAGATGGTACGGTGGATTTCCTTACTCGAACAATACAGGCAACAGGATGAATACGGATAATCGATATGGCAAAGTGGTGCAAACCAGAGGTGGTAGTAGTCTTCGCTACCGCCTGTCTAGTGTTGAGCGTGGGGGCGTGGTTCG